TAAGCTTATGCGGAGGGGGTACAAGGGGGTGCATGGGGTCCTCCCTATATGTACAATACACCATAATATTTTCTATGTATTTTCCTAGGCATGCCAAAAAGGAGTACCCCTCAGTAGAATACAAAAAGGCTCCCCAAGGTATTTAAACCAAGGAGAGCCCCAACTGTAGAATCTTGAACAGACCTGTATGTATAGTTTACTTGATGGGTAATATAACTGTGGTGGTAATATACTTCAAGTAATAGCTAAGCCTGTTTATGCTTACTACAAGAGTGTAGCTACCTTAGTATACATATAGTATATACCTATATCACCCCTGACGGGATGATAATGCAATTATACCTATTCTTTGTCACCCTGTCAATACAAATCGTACATTTCCTAACATATATTAAATATAGTTTAAAACATCATTTAGTTGTTGACACCTAGATAACTCCATGTTAAACTTCCTGATATATACTTTAAAGGAACCACCCTTTAAGAAATATACTTTAGAGGAAGACATATAGCATCATGATGTTCACACCTAGTCAACTCAAGGGTAGCAACGGCAAACCCAGAACTAAGAGTCTGTTCTATGAGCTAAGTTATGATGACCCGTCACTGTCGTTGTTCACGTTTAAGAGTGATGACATAGAGGCCCATGGTCAGCACTTCCTGTCCCTCCAGAAGTTATACCTAGCTCTAGCCCCTAATGATCCAACTGAATATGAGTTTGCTCAGGCAGTCTTTGGTTCATGGGACATCTGGCAGACCCTATCTCAGGCCCCTGTCATTAAGGTCCATGTGAGACGTTGGCGTAATGAGGTAGAGGTTAAGATTAAGTCCGAGGCTATCCGAGCTATAGCTACCGAGATGAAAGAGGGTGGTCGTAGTTCCTTCAGTGCAGCTAAGCTCCTGTTGGACAAAGGTTGGCTAGACAAGGAGTCAGCCACCATAGCTAAGACTAAGTTAAAAGCTAAAGAAACAGATGATCAGAACAAAGAAGCCTTAGCCCTTTTGTCAGAGGATGCTGAGAGGCTAGGTATCAAACTAAACTAAAGGGTTACCCACAATGGCTAAGAAACCAACGTTAAGTACCATAGCCTCAGGTTATGCGTCTAACACCACATTGAACAGTAACTTCGAAGCGCTGAGAGATGCCCTCGATAATACTTTGTCATTGGACGGTAGTACCCCAAATGCTATGGGTGCCGACCTTGACTTGAACGGTAACAACATCATAGGTGCCACAGGTCTTACCGTCAACGGTACTGACTACCTAGCCGATGTTACAGCAGCTAAGGCAGCAGCACTAGCTGCACAGGCAGCAGCTGAACTAGCTGAGACAAATGCTGAGACATCAGAGACTAATGCGAGTTCCTCCCAGACAGCTTCAGCATCAAGTGCAACAGCTGCATCAAGTAGTGCAACAGCTGCACAAACAGCTGAGACCAATGCTGAACTAGCTGAAACAGGTGCAGCAGCATCAGCTGCCACAGCTACAACAAAAGCTAACACAGCTACAACCAAGGCATCTGAGGCATCAGCTTCAGCCACTAACGCAGCCACAAGTGAAAGTAATGCAGCTACCTCAGCAACTAGCTCAGCCACATCAGCTACTGCATCAGAGACAGCTAAGACAGCATCAGAGGCAGCTAAGGATGCAGCCCTTGCAGCTTTAGATTCTTTCGATGATCGTTACCTAGGACAGAAAGCTACAGACCCTACCTTAGATAATGATGGTAATGCATTGATTGCAGGTGCCCTGTACTTCAATTCCACAGATGATGTCATGAAGGTATATGAGGGTTCCGTTTGGGTTGCAGCATATGCTTCCTTGTCGGGTGCTCTGCTTTCGGTTAATAATCTTTCTGACGTCGCAGATACTACCGCCTCAAGGACTAACCTAGGTTTAGGTACAGCAGCCACCACAGCCTCCTCAGCCTATGCTACAGCTGCTCAAGGTACACTTGCTGACACAGCTACCCAACCAGCTGACTTAGGCACAGCCGCAGCTACCGCAGCAACTGACTATGCAACAGCAGCACAGGGTGTCAAGGCGGATGCCTCCGTGCAGGCCACAGCCACCACAGGCCAAGCTAATCTTCCCTCAGGTACAACAGCACAGAGAACTGTAACTCCAGCTACTGGTGCCTTACGGTTTAACTCAACTGATGTATCCTTTGAGGGTTACAACGGTACTGAGTGGGGTTCCATCGGTGGCGGAGCAGCTGACGGTATCTTCTATGAGAATGAACAGAACGTGACCTCCAACTACACAGTTGTAGCTACTAAGAATGCTATGACTGCAGGGCCTGTCACAATCGCAAGTGGGGTCTCAGTTACAATTGAAACAGGCGGAAGGTGGGTCGTGCTATGAGCATTGTATTAAACGGATCAACGGGTATTACCACACCTGACACATGGCCACAGGAGCCTTCAGCATGAGTAAGATAACCCTTACACCCAACGCCGCAGGCACAGGTACATTTACCCTAGCCTCCCCCAACAGCAATACAAACCGAACCCTTACCCTGCCTGACAGTGCAGGTGAGTTGTTGACCTCTGGAAGCACCTTGTCATCAGCCAATCTTACAGGTGCCTTACCTGCTATTGATGGGTCATCTTTGACGGGCCTCACAGCAGGGGCATCCGTACAAGACGTAAACACCTTATGGCTGGAAGTAGCTCAGACTAGCAACCGTGTCACAAATATGATTGATGGTGTAGTAGACAGCTATGGTGCGTCTACTGGTGTTGACACACTTTTAAGTACGTCCCTATCCTTTGCAGGTTCTGGTAACATCACGAGGACATCTGGTAGTCTTCTAACACCCACAAGCATGACATCCAACACAGCCCCAACCCCCTATGTTGCATCTCTCAGCAACTCGGCAACTACTGCATACGAACTGTTTGATGGCACCACTTCCTATGAGGAAACCCCAACGGGTGGCTGGGCTAAGATTGACCTTGGCACTTCTGCGGAAGTTTCTTCTTACTCTATGACTGCTGGAGTAAACACTACAACATACTCTTGGAAGTCTTGGACTTTCCAAGGGTCGAATAACGACTCCACATGGACAACCCTTGACACCCAGACTAACTATGTATGGACTGTGGCCATAGGTGTCCCAGTTGTGTTTAGTTGTACAGCAGGGACTTACAGATACTTGAGGTGGTCCCCTACTGCAAACGGTGGTGTTGCGGCTTACTCACAAGAACTCGCAGCTTATGAAACTCCACCAGCCGTATTGAGCTACACAGTTATCTCCAACGCCTCTACCGCAGACGCAGTACCTACCAGTGCCGTGGTTGGCGTTCAGGCTACGGGAACCAATACACTGAACACTGACTTGATTGTTTATGCCAGTCGTGATGACGGGACCACATGGACAGCAGGCACCCTAGCACAGGTGTACACAGTCGCAGGAGGAGTTATCTATTATGAGTCAGCTGAGATTGACATATCTGGACAACCTTCAGGCACTACTATGAGATACAAGGTTTATGCCGATAGTGACTTTGTGACAGAAATCAATGCAACCCTATTCAAGTGGGGTTGAGGGTGCAGGTTTCCCTGACACAATCACATGGCCACAAGGAGCCTTCAACATGAGCACCATAAAAGTAGATACAATCACGGATGAAGCTGGCACAGGTGCCCCTGACTTTCCTAATGGTATTGGCGTAACAGGCACTGTGACAGCCACATCCTTCGCAGGGGATGGCTCAGCTTTGACTGGCCTTCCCTCTACGTTTACTTCTGTCAGTGTAGGTACTTGGACTGTCTCCGAAACTGCTGGGGTTCTGTTGTTCGCCACAGGTGGTGTCAATAAGATGAAACTAGATGCCTCTGGCAACATTACAACAGTTGGTGACATCACAGCATTTGGGACGGTCTAATGCCTCTACCTTCGACAGGCTCTATAAGTTTTTCCGCAATCCAGACTGAGTTTGGAGGAAGTCCCCCTATCTCAGTATCTGAGTATTATGGTAAGAGTAGTCTTCCAGCATCAGGGCTTATCGGGTTAAGTAACTTCCGTGGAACTTCTAACGTGGGTTACACCCTTGTAGCAGAGGCGGGTCCAGCAACTATCGTCAATTCAGCTTACGCCCAGCAACCTGTGCTGATGCCAAGTGGTATTCAGGCGGGGGACATAATCCTAGTAACCCAGTTCAATGCGATGACAACGGATCAAGGTTGGGGTGGTGGTGGTCCTGCTGGGTGGGGTACATCGTCAGGATTTACTCAACTGGGCCATCAAGGGCAGTACCATACCCGCAATAACAACACTTGGTCTCAAACGTCCATGACTGACTTGCGACTGAGCTTTAAGATTGCTACAGGAAATGAAGGGGCTACAAGTATAACTGGGTTCACTGGTGCGAACGCAACCGTATCTGGTGTTTCTAGGTCTAGCCGTTGTGATAGAGCTAGTATTGTGAGTGTTTTACGGCCTCTGCACTCCACTTCGGGAACCGTTGACCAAGTTACTGGGGAAGACGATGCAAACACTTTGAAAGCAGACACAACACTTTCTACTGATACCGTGACCCTTACAGCACCGTCAGCTGGTCTTTCGATAGGGGTCGCCCTACAGGCCAGCTACAATAGCTCCAATCTAAACTTATCTGCAAACGCTGGAACTGTTTTGCAGTCTAAGGCGTTCAGTGGGGTAGATGATTCAGCCAACTATTACAAGTTCAAACTCTTTACCGTTGAAGCTGGTGAATCCCTTACCACGACAAGTGATAATACCGCAGGTTCACACATAACTTACACATCCCTACTTTGTATTTCATAAGGAGAAAAATATGCTACCTAAATTAGCTTCAGGAGATACCACGGCTTTTATACTGTGGCTTGCAGAACAAAGAGGTATTACTGTTGAAGAGGCTCTAACTGCTTCCAAAAGTGAAAAGGCTGAGACACTAAAGATAACCAGATAAGTCTCTGAACAAATTCTTATTACCTTCTTACCTCTTTTCTCTTGACAAACCTAAACCAATAGGCTACCATGGCATCTATAGACCAAATCAGACAAGCAGCAGAGACTGACCTAGTTACCTTCATCAGGCTCATAGCTCCTGAACAGGTCCTAGGCCAATGCCATGAAGACGTTTGTAATTGGTGGGATCGGGAAGGTTCCAAGTCTCACCAGCTACTCCTCTTCCCTCGTGACCATGGTAAGTCTCGTCTTGTAGCCTATCGTGTAGCTTGGGAACTAACCAAAGACCCAACCCTACGTATCCTCTACATCTCAGCCACAGCTAACCTAGCTGAGAAACAACTAGGGTTTATCAAGAGTATCTTAACCTCTGAGGTATATAGTCGTTACTGGCCTGATCATGTTCACCCTGAAGATGGTAAACGGACACGGTGGACTAACTCAGAGATCATGCTGGACCACCCAGCCCGTAAGAAAGAAAACGTACGTGACCCTTCTGTTTTCACTGGCGGGCTTACAACCTCTCTCACTGGTATGCACTGTGATATTGCAGTTCTAGATGACATCGTTGTTTATGAGAATGCCTACACAGGTGAGGGCAGAAACAAAGTAAAGAGCCAATACTCTCTTTTGTCATCCATTGAGGGTGCCGAAGCTAGGGAGTGGGTAGTAGGTACCCGTTACCACCCAGCTGACTTGTATAACGATCTACTCCAGATGGAGGAAGACATATACGATGACGATGGTAACAAGGTAGGTGAAGAGACTATCTATGAGATCTTTGAACGTCCAGTAGAAGACAACGGTGATGGTACAGGTCAAATGTTATGGCCCCGTAGTCAACGTAAGGACGGTAAGTGGTTCGGGTTCGACCTGAGAGTACTAGCTAAGAAACGAGGACAGTACCTAGACAAGGGGCAGTTCCGTGCACAGTACTACAACGATCCTAGTGACCCTGACAACGTACCTGTAGGTAGTGACAAGTTTCAGTACTTCGATCATAAGCACCTACGTCAAGATAACGGATACTGGTTCTACCGAGATAACAAGTTAAACGTATATGCAGCAGTTGACTTCGCATTTAGTTTATCTAAGAGAGCCGACTATACAGCTATCGTTGTCATTGGCATTGATGCTGACAACAACGTATACGTCTTAGACATTGACCGCTTCAAGACAGATCGTATCTCTGACTACTTTGATCACATCTTCACGTTATCAACCAAGTGGTCCTTCCGTAAGATGCGGGCTGAGACAACCGTAGCTCAGGTAGCCATTGTTAAACAACTCAAGGAGCTAGTGAAGCAGCATGGCCTGTCACTGAGCATCGAAGAGTTCCGACCTAACAAACACCAAGGCAACAAACAGGAACGCATCTCAGCAGCCCTTGAGCCTCGTTATGACAACCTTAGTATGTGGCACTACCGTGGTGGCAACACCCAAATACTTGAGGAAGAGTTGTCATCTCGTAACCCACCTCATGATGATGTCATTGATGCGTTGGCCTCAGTTGTGGACATGGCAATAAAACCATCACGTAACGTCCGTAGGGATCGTGATAACGTGGTACAATTTAACAAAAGATTTGGTGGAGTTTCCTTCTAATGGCTGGAACAACTATTGACCTAGATAGCATGATCGACCCACACGCATTAGCTGTGGATATTGCTAATCGTTGGACTGCTTGGAATACTGCTCGTCAGCCTAAGCTAGAGGAATGGAAAGAGCTACGTAACTACATCTATGCTACGGACACTCGTACCACATCTAACAGCAAGTTGCCTTGGACTAACAGTACAACAACACCTAAGCTGACCCAGATTGCTGACAACCTACATGCTAACTACTTCTCAGCATTGTTCCCACAGAAGCGTTGGTTCCGTTTTGAGGCTAACGATAAAGACTCAGCCACCAAGATGAAACGTGATGTTATCCAAGGATACATGGAAAACAAGATACGTCAATCTGACTTCACAACAACTGTCAGTAAACTTCTTAACGACTACATCCAGTACGGTAACTGCTTCGCCACTGTTGAGTTCTCACGGGACGTTACTGAGTTTCAGGTAGGGGACCAAGTACCTCACTACGTAGGGCCACGTCTGGTACGTCTCAGCCCCTTTGACGTATGCTTTAACCCTATTGCACCTGACTTCGATAACAGCCCTAAGATCATCCGTTCAGTTGTCACCCTAGGTGAGATTGCTCGTAAGGTTGAGGAGAGTGTTGACAACGCATACATGGCTCAGATCATGGAGAAGATGCTAGGTAACCGTGCACATGCTTCAGGTAGTGATATTGATGTGTCAAAGTCACAGGCATTCATTGCTGATGGTTTCTCATCCTTGCAGGAATACTACGAATCTAACTACGTAGAACTTCTCACATTCTATGGTGACATTTATGACAACGACACAGGTGTCTTCCATAAGAACCGTGTCATCACAGTTGTGGACCGTTCATACATCCTCACCAATGAACAGAACCCAAGCTGGCTAGGTAAGTCACCTGTGTTCCATGCGGGGTGGCGTGAACGTCCTGACAACCTCTATGCGATGGGTCCCTTGGACAACCTCGTTGGTATGCAGTACCGCATTGACCACCTAGAAAACTTGAAGGCTGACGTCTTCGATCAGATCGCCTACCCAATTCTTAAGGTTCGTGGGGACGTAGAAGATTTTACCTTCGAACCAGGGGCACGGATCTACATGGGTGAAGAGGGTGACGTAGGTTACTTAGCTCCTGACTCAACAGCCTTGAATGCTGACTTCCAGATTCAGAACCTAGAGAACAAGATGGAAGCCTTGGCTGGTGCCCCACGTGAAGCTATGGGTATCCGTAGTGCAGGTGAGAAGACAGCCTTTGAGGTTAACCAGCTAATGACAGCTGCTGGTCGTATCTTCCAACACAAGACAGCTCACTTCGAACGTGTATTCCTTGAGCCAATCCTTAACGCAATGCTAGAGTCAGCTCGTCGTAACATGGACTATGAGGACACAGTACGAGTACTGAATGACAACACAGGTTTGTTCTTCTTTGAGCAGATCACAAAGGAAGACATCAAGGCTAACGGACGTATCGTTCCAATGGGTGCTCGACACTTTGCAGAACGAGCTAACCGTGTGCAAGGCTTGACACAGTTGTACCAGCTAAAGCTAGCTGACCCAACCATGGCTGCTCACTTGTCAGGTAAAGAGTTTGCTCGTCTACTTGCAGATGAACTTGGTGAACCTGCTCTCTTCGGTGAGAACGTCACAGTTGTAGAACAACTAGAAACACAGAAGGTAGCCACAGAAGCACAGGTTGACTTCGAAGAAGAACAACAGATAGCCATAGAGCAAGGTCGGTAAATGAAGACCGCATGGCTAAAAGAATGTAAGACGAAAGAAGAGAAAGCACAGGTACGACAACTTATCTTGTCAAACCGTGAGAGCCTCGACCGTCTTCAAGAAATCCTAGGGCCTATGCTCAAGGACAGCCCACCTACAGCTGACTATGACAGTCCATCTTGGGCTTTCAAGCAGGCTGATAGGATCGGGTTCAACCGAGCACTAACCACGGTGCTTGATCTTATCAACCTAGACAAGGAATAAAACATGGTATTTACTGACGGTGCTGAAACCACACAGACCGAACAGTCCCCAGAGAATCAAGCACAGGATACCCCACCACAGGAATCTTATGTACAGAAACTCGTAGAGGCAAAGGGAGAGAACTGGAGCAATCCTGAAACTCTTGCTAAAGGAAAACTCGAAGCTGATGGCTACATTAAGACTCTAGAAGAGCAGCTAGCCCTGATGCGAGAGGACATCCAGAAGAAAGATTATCAATCTCAAGTTCTTGAACAACTCCAGAATAAGGCCACTGACACTACCGCAGTGAAGGATGGAGTGCCCAATAATAACGGTAGCACAAATGCGCAGAATACCACTGAAAGCATTAGTGAGGAACACCTGAAGAGCCTTGTTGAGAAGACACTGACACAGAGGGAAAACGATACTGCTGTAAAGCAGAACCTATCCCACGTAGATCAGGAGCTAAGCAAAAGCTTCGGCACAGAAGCTGTAGCTGTTGTAACTAAGAAAGCTGAAGAGCTAGGTATGTCAATGGATCGTCTACGTGACATTGCATCTGAATCTCCTAACGCCTTCTTTGCTCTTATCGGTGAAGGACCTAAAGCCCAACAGAACCCTATGGTTCAAGGCTCGGTACGAACTGAGGGTGTCAACATGCAAGTCTCGGCAGAACGTAATTGGTCATACTACCAAAAGCTACGCCGAGAGAACTCACACGAATACTACTCGCCTCGTAATCAACAACAACTTATCGCAGATAAGATGAGAATGGGCGACAAGTTCGGTAACTAAACTCTCTTAAATCAAACTAAAAGGACTAGCACAATGGCTGGCATGATTTCCTCCAATGCTGATACACAGCGTTTAATCCGTGCAGAGGTATACTCCTCTGAACTAAAAGACATCCTACGGGACGAGATGCAGGCACAACGTTACGTACGTATGCTTGACGGTTTCCCAGATGGTGACTCATTCACAATCCCAACAATCGGTAAAACAACCGTAGCTGACTACACAGAAGATGCTGCAGTTGCGTACACACCGATGGACACAGCTGAGTTCTCTTTCACAGTTGACAAGTACTTGCAGTCTGCAACATACCTAACCAAGAAAGCTGCACAAGATTCGTTCTACTCAGCTCAGCTTGAAGCACGGTTTGTACCAGAGCAAGAACGTGCCATCCTTGAGCACTTCGAGGCAACCACATTTGCATCTCCAGAAGTTGGCGTAACAGCTAACTCCGCAGAAACAACTGATGGCATTGCTCACCGTATCTCAGGTGGTAACTCAGGTGTCATGGAACTAGCTGACTTTGCATTCGCCCGTTATGCGTTGAAGAAGTCTAACGTTCCAGACCGTAACTTGGTTGCTGTTGTTGATCCATCTGTTGAGTACCAACTGAACACATTGACAAACTTGACCAACGTGTCAAACAACCCAATGTGGGAAGGTATCGTTCGTGACGGTATCGCAACTGGTATGCGTTTCGTAGCTAACGTTTATGGCTTCGATGTATATACATCCAACTACTTGAAGGGCACAGTTGCTGATGCAGCCTTGCTTGAAAAAGATGGTTCCACAGGCAATGACTTCTCAGTCAATGCTGGTGTTGCTAACTTGTTCTTCTCAGCTGATGCGAGTGCTAACCCATTCGTTGGTGCATGGCGTCAAATGCCAGAGGTTGACTATGAGTACAACAAAGACAACCAACGTCACGAGTATGTTACTACAGCTCGTTACGGTGTTAAGAAGTACCGTCCAGAAGGTATCGTTACAGTCGTAACTAACCCTGCTGTATAATACTCTAGGGTGTCCCTTAACGGGGGCACCCACTAACTTTCCTCTTGACAGATGTTTCAAACCCCTGTATAATTTCTTTACCTTGGCAGGGCCACTAGTATATACCCCCACGGAGACTCCTCATGGCTAACGTAAATCACTCGACCCTTACTGATCCTTACTTGCATGAGCCTAAGGGTGTTGCTACAGCTTCTTCAGGTGAAGTGTATGTAGCTAACGGTTCAGGTAGTGGAGACTGGAAAGAACTATCTAGGTACGTCAACGGGTATGTACCCTTCAATTCGGTGACTCCTTTCGCCTACCAACATGCAGTGACTACAACTTTCACACCCATTAATCCTACCTTTTCTCTTGAGGCTACTAATGGCTTTACAGCCACTGGCACCCCTAATGCACGTCTTACGTATGTGGGTACCGAGGATATTGTAGGACCGATTAACTTTTCATTAGCTTATAAGAATGCCTCAGGTACCGAAAGAGATGTTGAGCTAATCTTCTATAAGAACGGTGCTGTGATGAATGGTGGTCACCTCATTGTAACGGCTGTATCTGGGCAGTGGAAAAGTGCCACCCTTACAGATATAACAAGCTTGAGCACTAATGATTATGTAGAAGTATTTGTTAAAGCTTCTGCTGCTTTTACTCTTCAGGTTGCCTCAGCTTCTCTGACTATCTTGGGAGTACCTAATTGATGAAAACTACACTCCTACAGATAGTACAGTCTATCCTAAGTGATATGGACTCAGAGGGTGTCAACAGTATTAGTGACACAATCGAAGCACAGCAGATTGCTTCAGTAGTTGAAGACACGTACTACAACATCATAGCAGCACGGGATATACCTGAGCATACTAAGTTGATGTCACTCACAGCTGCAGGTAACTCAGCTAAGCCTACTCACTTCAGCTATCCAACTAACACAAAGCATATCGAACGTATCGAATACAACATCGGTACAGACGCAGATAAGAACTATCAGGTTATCCACTTCATGGAGCCTATGGTCTTCCTTGATCGTATGGACGAAGCAGGCCTACTTGTTGAGACCTTTGATGCTGGTGTAGACATCTTTGTCAACTCCACTAAGTCTCCTACGTACTACACAACCTTTGACGATAACTATGTCATCATGGACTCATATGACTCAACAGTTGAGGCTACCCTACAGAACAGTAAGGTCAGAGCCTTCGGTTCTACATACCCAGCCTTTAGTCAGACTGACACACACCAACCTGACTTAGACAATACAATGATGCCACTACTCTTGGCTGAGGCTAAGTCAGCTTGCTTCTCCTTGTTCAAAGGTGGTTCAGACCCTAAGGTTGAGCAGTCAGCTCGTCGCCTTAAGTCATACATTCAGAACGACATGCACAAAAGTAGTCGTGCTAACACCAAGAACAGTTACGGGAGAAAGTAATGGTTGAGTTCTTCCATGACACACAGAACCAGACGTGTGTATGCAAGACTGACAAGATGCTCCCAGTCATAACTATCTCTAAGGAGATCGGTGGTTACTGCTTCTTTGTCATTACTTTCGAGAAGGGTAGTGTTCCTGTTGAACTGAACGGTAGGTATTCAAGCATACCTAAAGCTCAAACAGCCGTTGAGCAGTACCTAAAAACCAAACGTAAGTCAGCTACAGTTCGTAGAAACGAGTTTAGTGAAGACTTCGACAAACGTAAGAAGGTAAAAGATGCCGCAGAGTCTAGGTCAAAAGGCAGTAAATAACTTCGTTCGTGGTCTCATCACTGAGGCCTCAGAACTTACGTTTCCAGAGGGTGCTTCTGTAGACGAACTTAACTGTGACCTTCGTAGAGATGGTACACGTAGACGCAGGTTATCAGCTAAGGTAGAGGACAGCAGTGTGTTGTCTTCTTTTACTTTGTCAGACACTGAAGCCTTAGCTACAGGTGACTGGGTTAACGTAGGTGGTACAGCCGAGCTAACCTTCCTTGTGGTACAGAAGGGTTCTACCCTTTACTTCTATAACAAGGCTGACCTACCATACTCAGCCCAGATTGAGGCTTCATCCTTTGACCTAGCTCCATATGAGTACGCAGGTTCAGCTGGTGCTGAGACAGCTAAGTGTCAGTTCACAAGCCTTAAGGGTAACCTTGTAGTATCCTCCCAAGCTATCAATACAGTAGCTGTTGAGTATGACGCAGGTACCCTCACAGGTACAGCTATCGCCTTTAAGACTAGAGACTTTGAATGGCAGGGTGACATTGACACATACTATGCCAACGATGGAACACCTACCAATGCCCGTAAGTATGATGCACAGAACGCAGGTTGGGGTGTAGGTAACGGTTCACCGTCTGACCTAACTAAACGTCTTACACACCCATGGTTTGCAGGTAAGGACGAGACAGGTGCTTACTCATCAAGTGAGTGGGAACTAATCTACGGTGGTACATCCCTCACAGGTAACGGCCACTACCTATTTGACTTCTTTAACAAGGTTCGTCCTTACGTAGGCACCGAGGCTGAGACCTCACGTTTCCGTTGTGTTGAGTCCTTTGCTGGTCGTATCTTCTACTCAGGCCTTGAGAGCTCTAAGAACGCAGGTACAATCCTGTTCTCCAAACTGGTTGACACCATCAATGACTTAGGTCGTTGTCACCAACAGAACGATCCAACATCTGAAAACATGTCAGACTTGCTGGCCACTGACGGTGGTGAGATCAAGATACCTGACGCCATTAAGATCCAACGTCTGTACGCATACCAGTCATCATTGTTTGTCTTTGCTGAGAACGGTGTATGGCAGATCACAGGTGTTGACGGTATCTTCTCAGCATCCCAGTATTCAGTTAACCGTGTATCTCGTGTGGGCCTACTACAGCCTGAGACCTTTGTGTCAGCTGATGGTACTCCTTTCTGGTGGTCACGGTTCGGTATTCACACGTTGTCTACTGACCCAGTATCCCTACAGGGTTCAGAGCAGAACTTAACTATCCCTACTATCCAAACGTTCTGGGATAAGATCAGCACCGATGCTAAGCTCAAGGTTACAGCTACCTATGACAGTATCAACAAACGTATCTACTGGGCTTACCCAGATGACAACGAGACTGTATCATCTAAGCTTAACAACTTCCTGATCTTGGACATCCCACTGCAGGCTTTCTTCCCTTGGAAGATTACAGACCAACCATCTAACACCTCATCAGTTGTAGGTTTGTCATTCTACTCAGGCTTCGGAGCTAAGAACCTCGAACTTGATGTAACAACTAACAACGGTGTTGACGATGTAGTTGAAGGTGCTGACGATGTAGTATCCCTGCAGGTGTCAACCTTTAATACAGGTGACCCAGCTATCGTTCTTATCATTCGTGACGGTACAACCAACAAGCTAACCATGGGTGGCTTCACAGGTTCTGACTTCTTGGACTGGGGTGATGCTGACTACTCATCCTTTGCTGAGACAGGTTATGACTTTGTTGGTGATCTTGTCACTAAGAAGAATGCCCCATACATTGTGGTTTATGCTCGTCTTACAGAAGAGGGCTTCACAGGTAACGAGACTACAGGTTACGAGTCTATCCGTCCGTCATCCCTTAAGGTCTCCACAGCTTGGGACTTTAAAGATACTTTTGGAACTGGACAACAAGCATACCGATTGAAGCACCCAGTGGTTGTCAACCCCAGCAACTTGTCTGACTTCAATTACCCTGAGGATGTGGTCACCACCAGACTTAAAGTGTTAGGTCACGGTAGGTCAGTCCGTATCCGTTACGATAGTGAAACAGGGAAAGACTTCCTGCTTCTAGGTTGGGGTCTAATTCAAGGAAAGAATCCAAGGTTCTAATGGAAAAAACAGTAATTCGAACTATGCTCGAAGAAGACTTGCTAGACGTTCTAATCCTAGCTAAAGAGTTTTCAAGAGAGGCCCCTAAGTCCCATAAGTGGAACCCAGAAAAGGCTAAAAACTTTCTTATCTCAGCTTTACATAATACCAACATGGAGGTATTTGTTTCCGAGAAGCAAGGTGAGGTGACTGGATTTATTATTTGTTTGGTAACTGAAACCTTCATGTCAAATACCGTGATAGCTTCAGACGTAGCTTGGTTTGTCAATAGAGACGCAAGGGGAGACTCGTCTGCTATAAGGCTTCTTAAAGCATTTGAGGCTTGGGGTCGGTCTAAAGGAGCTAACTATCTAGGTATGTCTGATATTGAAGGGCTCTCAAACCTCTCTAAACTTTATTCCCGACTAGGTTACTCCATCTTTGAAACTACCTACATTAAGGAGGCTTAAATGCCTATAGCAACAACAATCATGGCAATCGGAGCAGTAGTTGCAGCAGGAGCTACTGTGGCCTCAATGAATGAGCAGAAGAAGGCTGGTAGAGCCCAAGCTTCAGCTACACAAACCCAGATTCAAATGCAGAAGACAAAGGCTACACGTGAACGCCGTACTGCTATCCGTGCAAACATAGCTGCTCGTTCTCGCATGCGGAACCAAGCTGAACTAACTGGTGTGTCAGGTAGCTCAGGTGCTGCAGGTGGGATATCAAGTGTAAGCTCACAAGGTGGAGCTAACCTAGGCTTTGGTTCACAGATGTCAGGCCTTGGTCAACAGTTCACAGCCTTCTCAGGTCAGGCTGCACAGCATACTTCTAAAGCAGCTATGTTAGGTGGTCTAGCTGACCTAGGTGGTAGTGTCTTTTCATTCGGTCAAGCTGGTGGCTTCGATCAATTTAAGCCGTCCTAAGAGTAGACCACAGACAGTTAAGAACTACCTAGTACCTAATACCTTAAAGTAAGGACACTTCTATGGCTAATCCCATTTCTCTTGAAGACCAGATAGCAAACGAACAGGTTCTCAAGGGAGAAGTTGAGGACACAGCATCTGTTGAACTACATGATGCTAACCTACAAACTGAGATCAACAGGGCACTAGAGATTGCTATCGGTACAGGGGAGCCTCTTGACGTCGTTAAAGATGCACGTAGTAAACTTGACACAACCCTTGAGCAGGTAGCCTTGAAATCCTCACCTATTGTTGATGTTAACGGACTTATTGACAAAGGACTAGAGAACGGTATCTCAGCTGATGATCTAGCTACTGTCATCAGGGAACGGAAAGAAAAGAAAGACGATATGTCCTTCTCTGAGTACTCCCTGTTGCAGAACCTAGTAGCCACTGACGACTCAGTTAACGCACCAGCTGCTCGTACCCTAGCTAACATGGATGTCTTCGATAAGATGATCCAGAAGAGACTTGAAGCTGATGAGTCGTCAACCCTCAGTAAGGTTGGTCAATTCCTTGACATTCACATTCTTCGTCAGGCTGTCATTGGTAACTTCGAGGACATCACATATAGCTCTAACCGTTCAGGTGAAGCTATACGAGAGGCTTTCAATACTCTACCAGCTGATGAGTTCAAACTATGGGCTGAGGACTTCATTGAGGCTCAGAGCCAAGAGGGTGTCTTCACAGAGGATAGTATCTTCAACTTGTACCGTGCTGTCAATGACAGAACCTACTTAGGTGCTGACCCACTAGCTAACGTTGACGCAGCCTTTGCTGCAGCTGAGATCGTACCTATAGCTGGTACCATCCTTAGTCGTGTAGGTAAGGCAGGGACAAGTGCTCTCCGTACTGCACGTGCACTAAAAGCCTTGAACAACGGTATTGTTAAATCTGACTCTATTGAAAGGTTAACTGAACTTGCTAATGCTCGACTACCTATCGACAAGGTAGCTGTAGTTCGTGGTGAAGTTGAGGCAGCTGAAGTTGTAGCTCGTAACGTAGAGGCCGAGGGAGTGCACCTAGATGCAGCTTCGGTAGGTAGGCAAGGCCCTGAGGCTCTAGACCCTGTAGCTGGCCCTGCTGCTCGTCCTGCTGGCCCTTCTACACGGTTCCATGGTCGTCGTAACACCCTAATAGAGGCTATTGAGAATATCCGTAGACGAGGTACGTTTGGTCGTATTGTGTCAGACGCAGAAGTTGCAGAAGAAGCCACTAGAATTGCTACCCGAATTGCTGACTCATTAAACGATGTAGTTGTCAACACTGTAACTCGTCGTGATGAGGGTTCAGAGGACTTCGTTGTGACCGTTCGCATGGGTAAGTCAGGTACTGGCTCAGCCTTTCGTCGTAAGATGGATGCTGAAGCTGTAGCTGCTCAAGACCCTAGCCTGTCCGTTGTCAAACGTGATGATGGACGTGGTTGGTTTGTTGAGACTGAGCAACGTATTGACGTCTTAGGTATGCCAGAGGCAGCACAAGCCTATAAATACAACAACATTGTAAGTGATGCCGTCTCTAAAGTCTTCGGTGCTTCTACTCGCAGGCTGAGTGACAAGGTAGGTGCTATGTTCCTACAAGCTGAGGCTGGTTTGTCACTACTACCTAAGCTTGCTAAACCATACCTGAAGTCATTTAATAAACTTAAACGGGCTGACAAGGAAGAACTGAGTTCATTCTTTGAGCACCTTCGTGACGGTGAGCTATCCCACCTACGTGAGGCCCCTGACGCAGTTCGTTTCAAAAGCCTATACAAGACTATGTACAAACGTGAGCCGTCTGAGCAGACAGTAAAGGCGTATGAGGACCTACAGGTTCTTAGTGATGCGTCATGGCACATGAAGTCAGAGAAACGACTAAAGGATACAGTAGCAGCTAACGGTGTCTATGCTGAACTTGCAGATGGTTACGGTGACGTAGCCTACAAGGTTGACCAACCAGCTAACAAACTAGCTGATGACGACATGATCTATGATATTGCTACTGGCCGTTCAATCCCTAAGACTGACCTAAAGCCAGACCAACGTGTATTCAAGGTACCTTCAATCTTTGAAGGGCATATGTTTGTCACCAACGTGAAACGCACCCGTGTACTCGAACGTGTTGACGTGATGCCCTATAACGTCGGTGGTCCTCGTACTAACAGCCAATTCCGTTGGTTTGTAGGGGCTAACCGTACTGTAACACTAGCTTCAGGTAAAAAAGTAGAGCAGGGTTACAGCACAATCCTTGGTTCTTTCGGTCAGAAGCAAGCTAAGGCTGCTGTTGATGAACTTAACAACATCACAACTGAGATCAGACGCCTCCTAGAAGAACAGGGTGTAGAGAACATCGGTGACCTTAAACTAACTAAGGTTCAAGAAGAAAAGCTCGGTGACTTCATAAGAGCTAACAACAAGTGGGACCCTGATGTTACCGACCTAGTTGACCTACAAAGAATTGCAGAGAAGAAGAAGTTTACCTTCACTGAGAAGTTCGCAGGTAAAGCCCGTGATGAACGAGTATCAATCGGTGGTGACATAGATGACACACACTTTGGTATGTCAGTAGGTGAGTCACACAGCACACGTCTTAACGAGAAACGTGGTGACACAGTTCTCAAGGAATACGGTGGTGCACTACCCATCAATGCTAGTCCAGCAGCTGCTATGGCTGATCAGTTCGGTTCTGAGACCTTCGGGTATGCTAACCGTGCAGCCTCCCAGAATGCAGTTGTGTCATGGGTTAAGCTAGCTGAGACAACAGGTGGTGCTGTTACCTTCCCTACAGATGTAGGTAAGAATGACTTCTTAGGTAGGTTCCTAGGGGCTAAGGTGTCAAAGACAGGTGGTTACGACGACATCACAGCTCAACTACGTGAACAACAAGACGTGATTAAACGTAGACTGAACCAACCAACATGGTTAAGTGACAAATGGGAAGTTGCAACTACACAAGCTACTGAGTTTATCTTCAGTGCTACAGGTAAGAAGGTAGATCTAACGGGTTCTGACCCAGCTTCTCGTCTTATGCAGGTAGGCTTCTACTCTAAGTTTGGTTTCTTGAACCCTGACCAATTTGTGTTACAAAGCCTTCACGCCGTGACCATAGCCTTTATCTCACCAATCCATGGTTCCAAGGCTATAAGTATGACTTCCCCACTGCTTATCATCACCAAGCTTAAGGACGGACCTACTCGTGCTCTAGCTATCAAACGTATGGCTAAACTCACTAAACCTCTAGGGGTAGATGAAGCTGAACTAACTGATATGGTAAACTGGATTAACCAGAGTGGTCGTAACATTGTGGATGACTCCATTGTGGAACTTCAAGGGCCACAGAAGTATGCTGCATCAAGTGATCTACTAAGTAAAGGCAAGCAAGCAGCTGGTGGACTACTGGACAAGAGTACAATCTTCTTTAAGGAAGGTGAACGAGCCTCCCGTATGGTTGGTCTGGTAACAGCCTACCTTGAGCACAGAGCTAAACGCCCAAGTGAAAACCCTATGTCAGACGAAGGTCTACGTTGGCTCACGAACCGTGAACAAGACCTAACATTCCGTATGACATCTCAGTCAAAGAACCTTGTAACTGGTGGACCTGCTCGTGTACCTGCTCAGTGGTTGTCATTCACAATGGCAGCTATGGAGAATGTAATTGTTGGTCGTAACTTCACAGGTGGTGAACGAGTTCGTATGGCCCTAGCTATGGGACCTATGTTCGGATTGACAGGTGTTGGTGCTGGTCACATGACAGGCTACATCGTTGAGAAGATGGGCTATGAAGCTGATGACCCAGATGCTGTAACTGCCTATAACAACCTTAAGTATGGTCTAATGGATGAAGTCTTGTCGTACCTACTGGGTACTGAGACTGCATATGCGACCCGTGTGGCCCCTATTGATCAGGTCTTTGATGTGTACAAAGGCTTCAAGGAAGACAGTGTGCTAGAGACCCTCTTTGGTCCTTCAGGTTCTATCGTCAATGACATGCGTAAGCCAATCTCCAACGCCCTAGGCTACATCATGACAGAGGGTTCATGGGAGCTACTCAAGGATGACGCAATACAGGTTGCTCGTAACATCTCCACGGTAGATAAAATCTTTAAGGTACGTGAGATCGTTGAATCAGGGAACTACATGAGTAAATCAAGTAGGATAGCTGTCAGTGGTATGGAGACCAACGATGCCCTCTCTGTTGCCTTCGGAGCTACACCTGCCCCCGTTCAGAACTTCTATGACTTCAAGGATATACAGTACAAAGAGACAGCTATTGTCAAAGAGACCCGTACTCGTCTACAGCAAAAGGCTAGGGTTGCATTAAATCTCTTGAATAGTGGTTCAAAAGATGATATGATGAGAGGTGATCGTATGTGGGAAGCTATCAACGCAGAGATTTCCCTATCGCCCCTATCCAAGAAAAACAAGGCTTCCATCACAAGGTCTCTAGTGACAGCTAATGACATACTAGACCTTATGAGAACAGTATCTGGACTAACTCCAGCTACGAAGTTCGAAGCCCGCATTCTAAATCAACAAGTAAATTAAGGAAAAACTATGGCTGGATTCTCAGTAGATGTAGGTGACGCAGGCGCATCCTACGCACAAGGAGTAGCTGCACCTAGTTCAGCCTATAGCTCCCCCACAGCTACAGGTCTTAAGGGCCTAGGTAACCTCTTGTCAGCCTTTGAACCCCGTAAGGTGTCAGGACCAACTCAGGCTGACAAAGATAAGGCCACTAACGCAGCACTAGCTGCAAGCCTACACGCCTTGAAGGGTACAACTGACGACCCAGTTAAGTTGAAGAGAGCTGTTGAAGGTATCGTAGCTAATCACACAGCTGCAGGTAACAACTTCGGTGATAACGAGAAGGCCGCAGTCGAGGCCATGACTGGAGTAAACTACGATGTAGCTACCTTTTCTGCTCAAGATCAGGCCCTAGAACAAGGTATCCAAGGTTTACAGGAAAACGTAGGGCAGTATGCCTTAGCTGTAAAGACACTTGCTGAGCAGGGTAACGAAAACCCTACTGACATGGACATCCTAACTCAAGCTACCGCCTACCAACAGAGGATGGGTGCAGCTGGACTACTTGTAGCTGAGGCTCAGTCACTAGGTGCTGAGGCTTTCATGACGCAAGGGCTACCTGCCTCTATGCTCCTTCTTGATGGTTTAGAGAAAGAGTTCTGGTCAATGTACAACATTGAGGCTGATGGTGGTGAACTTGAACCACAGTTCCTAGCTCAAGCTGAAGGTACTCTACTACAAATGCGTGGTGTGTTATCCCAAGGTACAGGTGTCACAGACGAGATGTATAAACCTCTTAAGGTACGTCTTGACCAACTAGAAAACATCCTGAAGATCACTAAGTCTTTCGATGCTAATATATTGGCTACAACTGAGGGTGACCTTCAGGAGCAGCTAACTAAGGTCCGTTTGAATACTGTCGACCAGCTAATAGACGCAGGTGAGATTGCACTTGCTAACAAGGTTATGAACTTAGGTCCTGAGTACTGGGCTACAGCTGCAGCTGTGGACTTTACTAAGGTAACTAAGAGTCTTGCTGAATTAGGTGGTTCTAAAGTTCACAGAGAACCTTACTCTATTTCTGTCAATGCTGATGCTATGACAACAGGCCCTGAACAGCCTAGTTCTGGTGGAGTAGACACTTTACCTACCTTCACAGATGAAGCTATCGAACACTCTAGTTCCCTTGAGAAGGGTGCCGTCATAGCTAACGTAACTATAGCTGCAGCTGAGAATGCTTCACTTACACCTGAATCCGTTAAGGATGACACAGGCCTTGAGATCTTCGCAACTAACGCCACCAAGACAGCTAGTATTCTAGCTAACAACGGTAGCCTCATGAAGACAACTACGATTGACGAGACCTTGACACCAGATTTCTTCTCTAAGATGAAGATCTTGAAGACTGATAGCCCAGCCCTACACGGTGACCTCAAGGCTAAGTGGAAAGAAGCACTCCTAGCACAGCTTAACATTTCGCAAACAGCTTCATCAGGTAAGATGGCAGACTCATACATTGCACTTAGTGCCTTAGGTGAGTTGTCATACCGTTTCGATAAGAAGAAAAGTGGTGAAGGTAACCTACTGTCAATAGCCCTGAACCCTAAGACAGCAGCCCTAGTAGAAAGCTATGCAACTACCTACTATAACGGTGACATGTTGAGTATGTTCAAGGACCGAGGCCGTAATCTAGATACCTTTGCACGTAACCAAGAGGGTGTTGACTCATTCCTTCGTGAAGGTTCACGTGATTTGTCACAAGCTATGGGTATTGCTCGTCGGACTAAGTACTACTCAGATAAGCTTAAGCAACTTGGCTTTGAGTCTAAAGACTTGGAAGCTTCTCTAATCAACGAGGTACCTAAGGCTAGCAAAGGTAAGGTTGGCTTCGACGTTAACAACCCTATGCAGATTGTATGGTCAGATGAAACCGACGTTGACGAACTACTCTTTAACTCTCTTACTGTTGGTCAGTATTTCACTAATCGCAATGGCGACATCGAACAGAAGGTACGATAACATGGCATCACAATTTGGAAGCAGATCACGTATTGTAGCTAAAGGTAAACCTAACGTAGAGGCAACCGAAGCACCACAGGCTGCACCACAGGCTGCCCCACAGGCTACCCCTCAGGCTGCATCTAGCCCTGACACAGGTGGTATTGAGGGTATGCTTCGTTCTTTGCTGAGTGAGTTCCTTGGTGATCGTGGTCAACCAACCTTACCTGCAGCACCTAGTGTTACTACAACACAGCTAAGCCCAGCTATGGGTACACAGGCTGTGCAGGACGCACAAGAGCAGGCTGCTATTCGTTCAGCCTCTGGTATTACTGAGTCACTAGGACGTCCCTCACCCACAGCCATGACAGAAGTGAATGGTTTCACAACCAACCCTCAAGGTGACTCAGGTGCAGGGGTTACTGTAGGCGGTGTTGATGCTGCCACTGACAGAGGCCCTGAGCAAGGGCTTGTGACCCCACTTGTGGAGGCTATTGTACCTACACCAGAACCTGATGTCGTACCTACAGCTGCTACTGAGGTTGATACAGATGGGGTTACTGTTTCATCTAGACTTGACTCTAAAGGTAGGGAGGTTTCACAATATGAAACAGGCCTTTATTCTGAAGTGGAAGCAGAAAAAATAGAGGGCGTTCAAGGGGTGCTATCTAGACTAGGTTATGTACCCAGAGGCATTGACGGCTCAATTGGTTCTGGAACAAGGTCAGCCATAAGACACTACCAAAGAGCAAATGAACTTCCTGTGACAGGTGAAGCCGATGAAGCTACAATAACTTCTTTAAAAGCACCTGACAAAGCTACGGAGTTCACTTTCTCGGGGTCTACCAACGATCTCTACGACAACTATGTGGTTGACGAGATTGAAGGTGCTGGACACCACCTAGGAGGGGCAGACTATAGGGCTGTAGGTATCACATTAGAAGCTGGTATTGTTCCAGATAAAGGTCTTAAGTATAAGCATAACGGTACAGTACTAGCATTGCCTAATGACAGAGCACAACGTTGGTCCGTTTTGAGTGCTGCGGGAGTAACACGAAGAAACTTTAATGAGGCTAACGTAATTACTGATGACGTAGTAAAGTCGGGTATCAGAAGAAAAGACTATTCTAGTGACGAAGACTTCACTAAGGCTGTTCTAACAGGCTTTCAGGATAAAGCAGAAGACACTTGGGTCAGCTTAGGTTACGATAGGGATAGCTTTAATTCAGATGCTCGAAAGACTCTAGCTGACATGGCTTGGAACGCAGGGACAGATGCAATAGGTTACAACTCTATGCGCCCTGTTTTAACAGAGCTAGCTAAGGATGTAGAGGATAGAGATGCAACAGTTATGAGGGGTCTTTTAAACACGGCCCCGACACAGAATGGACGTATCCTCGGAGGAGTGATGAAACGCAGGGCTATACAATATAACTGGTCTGTCCCTGAAGAAGATAGGATCGAAAGAGTTACGTCATCTAGCAGTACAGGCCAAGGGGTCTATCACTACGAAAACGGTGACACATTCACTATTGCTAGGACTAATGGTGCTGATACTCAAGACGAAATGGTCCCACCTCTATAATGTTTGTCTTACCCCTAGAACTCATCACCGTACTATTCTCAACAACCCTAGGCGACTTGGAGGTCTAAGCTAAATGAAACTCACTGTAGTCTTAGTGCTCTCTCTCTTCCTAGGTGGGTGTCTTAACCCATTAGACCTACTCACTGGTGGTGGTGGCCCTAACGTAGCAGCTAACGTACAGCTAGGTAAGGAGAACAACCAGACAGGTGCTCAGGTAGGTGACACAATCAAGGCTGATACTGTCAACAATGGTGTCACCCCTACAGGCTCCATAGGAACACTAACCGTAATGAACCAAGACATCCCAGTCTGGGTAATGCTACTCTTAATCTTAGGCTGGGTACTACCTTCTCCACAGGAGATATGGAGAGGGCTATTGAAAACCATAACACTAGGAAGATACCGTGGATAAAGCAACAGAGTGGCATTTAAGTAAATCAGTACCCATCACATTCATACTGGCAATCTTCTGCCAGACAGTAGCCCTAGTGTGGTATGTGAGTTCGTTAGATAATAGTGTACAGAACAATGCAAAGGAATTACTTAGGCAGGAGTTACGCCTAGATAGTCTTGAACTTGTAGTACATGCTCAGGCCCTGACCCTTGCCCGTATAGATGAGAACATAAAGTCTATTAGGCAGATGATGGAGAAGCCTTCAGGCAAATGACAGATAAGAATATGACAAAGATAAAGCCCCTTGGATTACTCCTTGGGGCTTTTCTCTTTTCTACTCTCCTTCCATCTCTTCAATGAGACGGTCAAGGTACCACTGTGCCTTACGTAGGTCTTGCAGTGGTGTTTCTTTGTATCGGTAACGGTGCAGGTATTTCTTGGTGTTACCTTCTAGGTAGCCCATGAACATTAGAGGGTCCATGTTGTCACGCATGTAGACGATACATTCGATCTCACCATTACCGTAGTGGGGTGGGTGGTTCACACTGTCCAGTTCCTCCTCTTCAAGGACATACTCTTCGTACTCATGCTCCTTAGGCATACAGGGGTGCTCCAACTGTTTATCTAGATTCCATTTAGCCATGTTATAGCTTCTCCTTCATAAATACTTTAACCCACTGAGCACAGATGTCACTACGAACAATGTCATCTACCCCAAACTCAATGATCGGTACGGGTAGTAGGTGCTTCTTAGCAAGATGGATAACCTTTGACAACCCATCAGCTTCTTTTAAATCGGACTGTTGTACATCACCGTTAAGGACAATGGTTGACCCCTCACCTACTCTTGTCAGTAACATCTTGAGTTCATGAGTTGTAATGTTCTGTGTCTCGTCAACAATGATGAAGGCCTGCTCAAAGGAACGACCCCTCATTAACGCCAGTGGTGCCATCTCAATGTTACCTAGCTTGATGGCTGTCTCAACTGTACCCTTACCTAGATGTTTCTCCAGTACGTCAAGGACAGGTAAGGCCCATGGCATTGTCTTCTCTTGGAGGTCACCCTTGAGGAAACCTAGGTCCTTGCCAACAGCTACGTGAGGGCGAGTGATAACGATCTTATCAATCTGTTTAGCTGCATACTGTTTGGCTGCGAAGGTGGCCGTGATGTAAGTCTTACCTGTACCAGCTGGACCTAACACAAAGATCTGGGTACTCTTAGTGAGAGCATCAATGAAGTCTTTCTGCTTAGGTGTCCGAGGCAGTAGCACTACAGGTGGTTTCTTAGTGGCACCCTTGTATGTGGTGCTGCGGCGAGGGTCTTGCTTCTTCTTGGGCTGTTGTTGGGACATTAGAGTTTAACCAATTCTGCTTCTGTGTAAGGGATGTGGAAGAACTTCTCTCCTTTGGCTATGTACCTACCTTGGGCCTCCTTAAGGCCCTCCTGAGTAAGCTGTGTGTCCTTGATACGCCATGCCTGTTTGAAGTCAGGACGAAAGATATAGAAGTTAAGTGCCCCGTTCTCGTTAGCATACTTCTCGACCAGTCGTTGCTTACGGTGGGGCAGTCTTATCTCTGTCCAGTTAGTGTTCCAGTCTCCCTTCCATGCTGTCTTAACCTCTACCTCGTTGAAGTAGGTGAACCCGTTCTTCTGGGATACAACGTCAACGTTATAGTTCTCCTCGTTAGATACAATGGTGTGACCTTTACCTTCAAGGTATGACACAAGTGCCTCCCGTGCTGGTGCATCATATGCCTCATATAGTCCACGACTAAAAGCTCTACGTACAGGTTTCAATATTCCTTACCTCCGAAAAACTCCACTAAAGATTCCAAGTCACGGTATCCACCTACAAGGCTACCATCAGTAGAAAAGATCTGAGGTACAGTCTTGATGTTAGCTTCCTTCATAAGGGTAAGTACCCACTTACTTGAAGTTTCTTCGATGTTGTACGTGGTGAAGATAATGCCCTTTGCTTTAAGTAAAACCTTAGCCTTGTCACAGTACTTGCAGTCGTTACGGGTAATCAACGTGTACATGTTATCTCCTCATGTTAAAAATAGTGAGAAGTTTTAACACATACTCAGGTGTTTTAGGTTTAGACTAGATCAACAATCTCACAGCTGTCACCTGAACATGCAAGTGTCTGACTACCTGAGGTGTTGTCTTCACTCTCATACTCTGAAAGTTTAGCCCAGTCAATCTTCTTTGGCATAAAAGATTTTAAAGTTTCATACTCACTACGTCCACAGTCTTGGTATGGTGCCTGCTGGTACGTATGTTCGTTGAATGGTAGGAAGGATACCCCTGACATCTCATCGAAGTGTTTGTATACGAAGGCTCCAACCTCTAACCATTCCTCTGACTTAACGTTGATGGTGACAGATGGTTTATGTTCACACCAGTTACGTTGATACATAAGCCACATCTCTAACTGTTCAATAGCTGTCATGTCCTTGGTGCACACAGCCCCAGTAGGTGCCTTCTGAGGAAAGCTGAACACTGTAGTCTGATCAGGCTTGAACGCATCAGGTTCATTAGGGATGCCTTGGTCCTTCATGAACTGGGTGAGAGGGTCTTTGTTGTCACCCCTGACGGTGCGGATATAGTAGGGTGAGTGTCGTGCATGAATCCCTGATGCTGAGTCAACCAACTGTGAAACGGTACCACTAGGCTTAACACAACTAATAGCAGTGGCCACAGGGATACCCAGAGTCTTAGCCCATTTCTTGTTAGTAGCCACGGCAACATCTTTAAGGTGTTCAAGGGTCTTGTCTAGTCCTTTGTTCTTGAGGGTCATCAAGGGGTTGTCCATGATACCAGTTAGTGACACGCCAAGTAGTCGTTCCTCTTCTGTGTTGTCAGCCCACTGCTTACGTAGGTAGGGGAACTTAGTGTAGCTGGACTGGATCGTACCTAGGATAGTAGCCAGACGAACCTTCTCAGAGAGTGTCTCCAGTGTGTCAGTAGCCCGTACCACACACTCGGTTAGGTTACAGAACTGGCTTGGTCGTAGTATGATCTCACTGCAAGGGTTAGTCCCGAACGCATAGTTAGGGTCACGTCTACCATTCTTAGCTGCCTGTTTCTTTGAAGCCTCACGGTTAAAGACACCACGTTCACCTGAGCCTGACTCAGCTAATGACAACCATTCCTTCATGAAGGATACACTGTCAGGTTTCTCCGTGTAGGCAACTGAGTTGTTAGCTAAGGCTCGTTGTGGATTGTTGTCCCACCATGAACCTGACTTAGCTGATCGCATACGTTCATCAGATAGATTGCTCAATGAAATCATAGCACTACGACGAACACCTCCTACTACTACAACCTCTCCGATCTTACACATGATGTCATGACACTCAATGGATGACAACTTACGACCTGATGCTTTCTTGAATGTGTCAATGGTAAAGTTAAACAAGTCAATCAAAGGTGCAGGTCCTGATGCCCGTCCACCGAATGTCTTAAGAGGAGCACCAGCTGGTCGTACCTTAGATACATCCCATGTTGGTACCTCACCACTGTATAGAAGAGCAATCAGTTGACGTAGGGCCTTAGCCCAGCCTTCCTTACTGTCCTTGACAACGATGTTAGTCTCACTCTCGAACAACTCCTCTGGTACCTCAGGTAGCTTAGAGATTGACTGACGTTCAACACTGAAGCCAACACCTGTACCACATAGTAGGATAAACATAGCCTCATCAAAGGACTTAATGTCATCCACAGCTAGGTAGCTACAGTTGTACATACATGTGTTGTCACGTTCAGCAGCAGCACCAGCTGTCATCAGTGAACGCATTGATGGCATAACCTCAAGACCAAGGATAGCCTGCTCTAACTCTTTCTTAGTCTTAGGGTCTATCAGGTCTCTCATCACATGAGTGGAGAAACGTGTGACTGTATCATCCCATGACTCACGACCAAGACCTTCATGGTACTTAGCATACCGTGACTTGTGTATGAATGCTTGGTAGTCGGTAGGTAGTTGGTTACTCATTTGGTTTCTCTTCCTCGGTTATCTTTATCTTCTTTCAACCAAACTAGACGGTCAATGTCGGCTCGACTTAATCCAATGTCGTACAACTCACGATCCGTTAAGGTGTTAAGTTGTTTGATAGCCTTACGGTGGTCACGCCATGTAGCTAGGTAGTTTACGTATCTCCAGAACCAAGTCATTTGTCATTCTCCTCTTTTAGTTTATCTAGCTCAACCTTACCTGCTTCTGTCAAGTGAGCAAACCCCAAGGTCCACTTAATGAGGCCTTCTTGAAGTAAGTCGCAGTACTGTGCGTAGTGAGGCTTATGGTTTATAGGTTTTGATGCCATAGAGAGTAACTTTTCTCTACTTAGGTTAGTCATTTATACTCTCCTTTATCAAAGGTATCTTCATAAGACTTGACAACTGAAGCCTTAGTCTTCCAGTAGTACCTACAGTCTTCTCCCTCTTCCTTCAAAGCATAAAAGTAAGACTGTCTGAACTCACTAGGTTTAGTGCCACTTAGTTCATTACGATAACATGTCTCAGCTAAGGGGCATGCGGCACTACCACACATTGATATATCAGGCATTTGGGTAACTCCTTTAGGTTTGTGATAGGAACACCTTCAGTGTCCTGCCGTTGTCCTGTAGGCTGAACTCTATCGTCCTCACAGTGTGGTTCGTGTAGCTCCTACCGTTGTGGTCAATGACCTCGAAGCGAGTTACGTATGGGGGCTCTTCATCTGACATGTCATGGATGTCTTGTAAGGTAATCATTCGTGTACTCCTTTTTGTCTATCTATGACGCACAAGGCACCGTTATGTTTCATTTAAGGATCATATTTAACGGTTGTCACCACTACCCTTGAGTACACCCCGTTCCTTACGGCTACCTAGTTTCTCAAGGTTCAAGTCAGCTACCTCCTCCAGACTGTAGCCAATGTCATTGCAGATGTTAGTTAGGTACCACAAGACATCACCTAACTCCTTAGCTACTTCATGACGGTGAAATACCCCATCACGTATTTGCTTCTTGACCTTCTCAGCTACCTCACCAGCCTCCCCACATAGGCCTAAGGTAGGGTAGAGAACCTTGTGTGTTGCAGGGTAGATTGCGAAGCTTACAGCCTTACTTTGGTACTCTTTGAAGTTCATTCTTCTATCCTTTTCCATTCTTCCATCTCAGCATCTAGATTAAAGTAGTCATCTAAGTCAAGTAGATTCTCATCCATTAGGAACTGTACTACAAGTAGCTCTGATATTTCATTCTGCTCAAGCAATAGGGTTAAGCCGTAGTTCTCCACGAGGGCACGAAGTTTACTATCTAAATCAAACATTGTTAGTCACCCCCATCAGTTCATATCCCAACTATAGTTTAGGACGATGGGATCAATGGACTTATCGAAGTACTTAACCATACGGTAGGCACTATCGAAGTCCTCCAGTACAATCTCCTCTTCACCCATGGTACCGTCATCATACTCGACAAGACATAGGTTGTAACAACCATCATCATCCTCTGTTAGGTAGGGTCCTCTGAGTACCCTGTGTAGTTTAAGCTTCACTTCTTCTTCTCCCTTAACCACTCAATGGGTATTGTTTCTTTGGCATATTGGTACCCATTCTTGTCACACCAATCACCATACGTTGTCTTCGAACCCTTGTACAACTTAGCCTTAGGATTGCTGAAAACGAAACGAATGTCAAGCTCTGGATGCTGTGCTTTGACAAATAAATGTTTGGTTCTATCTGAATGGATGAACCTACCCTTTGTTTCAATGATGATACCGTTGCTTAGTACAAAGTCAGGGGTGTATTTCTTCATACGTAAGTCTTGCCAGCTAATCTTGATCTCCTCGTACTGGAACTTAACCTTACGTTTGTTGAGGAAGTCAGCTGTTCTCTTCTCTAGGCCTGATCTAAAACGCATTTAGGTGGCTCCCATATCTGTCCTACATGACGACGTAACCACAGTAGCCTAGCATTCTCAATGACACGAGCCTCATCACCACTGTAGGCATGGAGGCATTCAAGGTACATATCTTCGTCACTGTGAACATCAAGGAGTATCTTCTCAGCCTTCTTAGGACCAATACCATACAGACCGACGATGTTATCAGCTGTGTCACCTGTAAGGATTTGGGTGTAGAAGAACTTAGAACCCTCACGTTCTGACATTGTTGTCATCTTACGACGGGTTGGGTTGAAGTGGTGACAAGGTAACTGAAGCATGTCCTTGTCAATAGATATGATAGTTGTGTCAGGTCCTTGATCGGTAGCCCAGATACCTAACAGGTCGTCAGCCTCCTCATCCACTGACACAATAGCAGCCCAGTTATCTATCATGTGTTGACGGATAGCTTGGAGGTGTTGAGGCTTAGCTGTGTCCTTACGGTTACCCTTGTATGGGTGAGTGATAGCATAGTCGAACCTGAAGTTACCCTTACCTGTAAGGAAGACTTGGTAACCCTCAGGGTCTAACTCCCACATCACCTCCTCTAGGGCCTCCTCCATGATACTGTCCAGCTTATCAAGAGCATCCTCAACTGGGTCATTCTCGCAGGAGAAGGCTGCACGGTAGGCGAAGATGTCCCCGTCAACGAGAACCTTAACCATGGATTAGTACCCCCTTAGAAGATGACCTCTTGTAACGTGTCTGGAAGTAGTCCTCACCTAGTACCTCACTTGAGATCTTAGCTATCTCAGATGGGTTAACCCCAGATAGGTCAGCGATGGTACGAAGCTTAACGTTCTCATCTAGGTATGCCTTAGCTATAGCTAGGCGTTGGTCGAGAGTAATCTTATTCATTCGGTTTCTCCTTTATTAAACTTACGTAGCCTCTTGTTGTAGGCTCGTTTGATCTTCTTTAGCTGACCAGCCTTCCAGTTGAAGAACTTACGTGCTTTAGTTAGCCCCTCGTATTCATCACCACCCTTCATTGGTATTCGTTTACTCATTCATCAAGGCCTCCCATGCTACTGGGAACAGTGGTTTCATAGCATCATTGATTTGATCTGCAACGATACGTGTCTCGTACTGTGTGTCACTGGCACATCGTAGCTTACACATAGCAGCAAAGGCATCTAGGCTACCTGACCAGTACCATTCAGTCATAGTGGATTGTGGTAGAACCATACGTGCTTGCTCTGGTGCAGCACCTGACTTCAGTAATGCTTTGTACGCAGAGAGTGCATCATAGGGGCTGTCTGACACGATGGCGGCATCGAGTGTACCTAGCTCAACCTCACCAGCACTACCCTGCTTCTTATCGGCACTACGACCACGCCATACATCAGGTGTATAGAACTCAGGCTCATCATCGACATAACGACGGCTGATCTCATTCCAACGTAGGAACTTATGCTTGACTAGCTGACGAGCTACAAAGATAGGGGCCTTGACGTGGAAGGATGCAAAGGCATGACCAAAGGGGCTGATGTGTTTATGCTTGGCGAGGTACTTGATTAGCTTGGTGTCACCGTTACTCATGTCATAGGTGCCAAGCACCATGTCAGTGCATACCAGCTTGGACTTCTTACCGAAGCTAACCCGTGCTGCGTTAACTACCGAGAGGTCACTACCCATGTGGTCAATGTATGTGGCTGCTATCATTTTGTGTTACCTCTTTTGTAAAAAGATGGCGAGACCATTACAGTCCCGCCCTTGGTGTTAGTTACCAACGGTCATCCGTTGATGCCGTCTCTTCGTAAGGTACATGCTCGATGATACCTAGTTTCTCTAGTCGTACTGAGGCTGTTGCCCCTTCACCGTAGATGGAAAGTTTAACCTTAGCCTTGGTACCATTACCTAGTGCACCATCCTCAACGAAGTCCCATGTTGTATTGGTTGTACCCTTAGTTACAGCTGGGGCACCACCGAAGTCTTCGATACCTGATGGGTGGATGTTAGGACGTTTAAGCTTCATGCCGATACGATCATTAGCAGCTGGGATAGGCTTGATCATTTGGTTACCCATAGCTACCTCAGGGAAGCCCATTGCTACCATACGGTTAACCTCGTCACTGTCCTTAGGTACAAACATCACGTTGTACTGACCTTGTGTCTTCTCATGGAACTCACTGTCGTCCATGTTGTCATTGAATACACGGGCGTAGAATAGTTCACCTTCGAATACACCGTATTTAGATTTAGCCATGCTTAGTCTCCTTTGTTGCATGTTAGAGTATTAGTAATAAAGATTGTTAACTGTACTGTCAAGACAAAAACGACAGGGAAAGCTAAAGTAATGTATGGTAGCATTAGTGCGTGTCCTTCCAGTTGCGCCCGATGTCGGTTGACCCAGCTAATGGGCAGACCATATCGAACTTAACGCCTACGTCAACAAAAGATTGTCGTTGTATCTCACCTAATTTCTCAGCTGTTGCAAGAGTACCACACACCTCAGTCTGCCACTCATCATGAGGCCATGTGACTAGCTTGAAGTCGATACCCATCTGCTTAGCTTGACGTACCCACTGTAGTGCTGAGTGCTTCATGATGACTGACTCACCATTCTGTAGCATACCAGCCAAGGTCTTATGCTCGGAGGGTACGATAACCTTACGTCCATCTAAGCCCTTGAACCAACCTCGTTTAGCTATGTGGGGTATGACTTTCTTCTTGAGGGTAGCTAAGCCTTCGATAGATTGAGTGAAGTTCTCGACAGCTTGGCCTGCCTCACGTTGGTTGACACCTAGTATCTGGGAAATCTTAGCTGTACCAGCCCCAAGTAGGAAGGCATAGATGAATGTCTTAGCATCATCACGTGTGACGTGAGAGATACCTAGTGCTTTCTTGTTGAGGTTATGGATGTCAGTCTCATCCTCTTTCTTTCCTGACACAATAGCATGTACGTACTCCTCCGACTGCATGATATGGGCCAGCACACGTAGCTGGATACCTTCTGCGTCAGTACCTACTAGGTAGTTGCCATCCTCTACCTTCCATAGCTCCCTGAACTGACCGTCATACCGTGCCTTAACTTCTTCTACTGGGGTACTGGGTGTACCGTGAAAGGCTGAGGGTATGTTAGCTTGGTTAGGTGCTGAGTGAGCCATACGTCCTGTCCATGCACCGATGTGACTGAACCTACCGTGGATACGTTTGTCCTCACCACAGTGCCCTAGCCACTCAACCAGTGACGACCGACGACCTTCAAGTGTCAACCACTCAGCTAACCTCTTGCCGCCCTCAGGGGCTGTGTCAGGGAGTGTGTTAAGGTTTGTCTCAGATAGGGTCCATCCGTACCTTGCGAACTTATCTCCACGATCTTTGTTGATGTCTTTGTTCACGGTCATATCCTATGTGTCCTTTTGTTTTCTCTACTGGTGTCCACCCTGCTTCCCATAGTCTGTCGATACGCATCTTAGGGGAGGATGGTTTGAACTCTATCCAATCGTAGCACACTAGGTCAGGTGGATTGTATGACCAATCAACTCTTGTCTGAGGGTACTTCTCTTGTGCCTTGGTTACGTTACTCATTAGCTCACCGTCTTTCTTACGACGGTACTTGATACGGTTAACCTCCTGCAGCTGAGGTGGGAAGTCAACTTGAAAGCCATCCTCTAAGTCGAACATACGTAGCTCAACCTCATCAAGTAATGTCTCAGCCTTAGCATCATCGAAGGAGAAGCCATGTGCTGTCATCTCTTCACATAGTATCTGTATGTCATGCTCACAACGGATAGCATCTTGCCACTCAGGGTCAGCTATAACTTTCTTGAACCTCTTGTATAGTTGTACAGTTACCTCAACATCCTGATGACAGTAGTCGATCATCTCCTGTGTTAGTACCTCGAACTGATCGAAGCCAATCTTGAACTCACCGAGGCGTTGACCCCATGCCTTGAGGCTGTGACCCTTACCGTCTAGGGTGTAATCAATAAGGCGACTGAGAATAAGAGTGTCACTAACCATAGTAGGACATATGCAACCCTTTCTGACCAGTCTGTTGATAACAGGTACATCAAACCCAATCCCATTGTGGAACACAAGAGTATCAACTGTGCTGATGAATGTAACAAAACGTTCCTCCTCTTCCTCTACGTGTGATACATTAAGGAACTCATATGTTTCCCCTGTGTCAACATCCTGTGCGCAGATGACATGGATACGGGTAGCATCTAGTGCATCTGTCTCAATGTCCATTGCTACTGTCTTCATGTTATATCTTCCAACCAAAGCTCAGGCTTTACCTGATCCAAGTAACCATCATTAGGGTAACTAATGTCCATGTTGAAGCAGAACTCATTGTGGAAATCAACTTCTTCTTCTTCTGGGTCATCAAGTACTTCTATGTAAAGGCGTTTGGCTTCTTCTAATTCTTTCTCAGCAGCCTCAACGTAAGCTTGAATATAGTAAGGGACGTGTACATCAGGTCTTGTGTAACTATCCTCCACTTTGTCAGATAAAATTGAAGCTGTCTCTTCATCTGTTATTGTTAGAAGCTGGGTGTATACCTCCTGTTCAATCTCATGAACAGGTGCCATCAGAACCTCACAGATAGCTTCATAAACATCCTCGGATAGTTTTCTTCTATCGGCCAGAGTCTCCTTAGCAGTATAGTAACCAATTTTACGTTGCTGTTTTAGATCATTCATCTCTCGTCATCCTCTTCATCATTGTAGTTCCCACCAAGCATCTCTTCTAAGAGCATCATCAGTACCGTCCATGGCCACACTATACTGTGTAGGAAGATACGATTAGTGCTGTAGTTTTCTGCCTCCATCAGATGAAGGACCGTTAGTACGTGGATGTAGTGAAAGTATATACCTAAGAAGTATATTCCTCCAGCTACGTATGCCATGTTAATACTGTCCATATTTCTCCTCCAATGTAAATGAGTCAGGGTTAAACTTAAGTTGACCTGCGTAGCCTGTAGGTCCAACGGGTCTGTTCTTTGTGACCAGCAGTTGCGTTGTGTTCCTTTCGTCTAAGTCTTCTGACATCTTGTCCCTTTGTAACTCAACGACAACTGATGCACGTTGCTCAATCATACGACAGTACTTGACAGCACCATCATCGTTTGTGTGTCCGATGGTAACGATCCCGATGCCAAGCTCAGCTGCTAGCTTAGATAGCCTGACAGATAGGTCAGCTAGGAATTGTTCCTTGCTCTCATCACCACCCATGTTAGCTGCTATGTCTTGGATAGGCTCAAAGAATACATAACGTACACCACAGGCCTGAGATAGGTAACGAATGTGGCCTAGTATGTCAAGGGGATCATCTTCATCGTTCAAGAAGAACTGATAGAACCTTTCATTCTTTGTCAAGTTACAAATGGAATCCCTTACTGCGTCCTCACACTGTTCTTCCTCAATCAGATCCTTACGTGTCACGTTCTTCTTCATGTCGTATGACACCAAGCCTAACAGTGTGCGTAGTTTAGTTTCCTCCATGTGCCATGCTGCAATGCTGATGTCAGGGTGGTTCTTCAGGATGTTATACTCCAAGTACCGCATGAACTCAGTCTTACCGATGCCAGTCTGTGCCTTGAACAGTGTGAAGTGTCCTTGCATGAGGCCCATACACAGGTCGTCGAAGTCACTGATGCCAGTTGGGACATACACGTGATCATCAGCTGAGTTATACATCTTAAGGAATTGATCAGATGAATTGATGATGTTCTCAGGGGTATACTTCTTTGCGTTGAACCATGCACTGAAGTAATCCTTGCTCATGCCAGCCATAAGGAACTCGTTAGCATCCTTATACTTGTCATGCTGCATGCGGTACACCTTGTTAGGGTACAGGTTAGCTATGCGTTGAGCTACAGCATTGCCTTGATCGTCATGCTCAATTGATAGGATGATCTTATCGAAGGATGACAACCAATCAGCTGTCTTGGTCCATAGCTTGTTGCTTGGGGTGGCTGAGGGTAGTGACACAAAGGCTGTGTTATACTTAGGGTTCTTACACATCTGATAGGCTGACATTGCGTCTAGCTCACCCTCGCAGATGGTAACGATCTTACATGTGCCAGCATTCCATAGGTTCATACCGAACAACTCATCTGACTTAAGGTTGGCTGCCCTGAACTCCTTAGGGAAGAACCTTGTCTTGATACCACCCGATGGGTATGGGTACTCCTGTTTGATTTCCTTACCTTGAGCATCAACAAAGGTCTTGACACCGTAGTATTTATGTGTGTCAGCACTGATGTCCCTCACGGTACGGTACACTGGTGTCAACATCTCGGTTGGCACTGGCTTGATGGTAGCTTGGGGCATATCCCACTCCTCTTGTTTCTGTTCACCCTCGGTAGGGTACTCATCTTTAGCCCAGTCGGTCAAGGTATCCTTAACACGTGGGTACTTACGTTCGCAGCTGTGACACCTACCTGACTGGCTCTCTGTGTTATAGCTGAAGGCATCTGTGCTACCGCAGTCTTCATAGGGGCAAGGCTTGTGGCTCATCCATGTCATATCGTTCTATCCCAATAGTCCTGTGTGAATATCTCCACGATGACAGACTTCTCCAGTACCGTCAAGGACTGTAAGGATACTGCCTCATCATCTTGGTCATAGGCCTCCTCTAATAGGAACTCAGGGTCTAGGGAAACATCTAGCTCAGTGATCTCATCTGGCTCATATATAGCACGGCCCTCACCCTCAGCATAAAGGGTACCGTACACTGTGACCTCCTGACCTACACGTTTAAAAGTTACTTCGTATTCCATTTCGTTTTCCTCTCGTTCATACTAATTTAGTACTTGACAGACCTGAGAATGTTGTTACCCTAGGGCTTGTCCCTACCAAGGGTATATATGTATTCTCTATCTTCTTCATACTGTTCTTCTTGAAGGTCACCGTTACTGTCTAACCATATAGCCTCATCTATCTGCTTGATGGTGTTACGGTGGTATGAATGAAAGTATAAGGTTTGTTGTTTATCATGTGTCATCTTGTTGTCACCCATTCTGTCCAGCTAATTAAGCAATGATCATGACCTAACACCTTGTCTATGACAAAGCATAGGTTTCTTTTCTTGTCTCTCTTACGTTGGTGGTTCCGTGCACTGAATGTCTGGTGTAGTTCACCCATTAAGATTACATTGAATAGAACTGACAACGATACACCTACATTGTACAGATACTTTGTCATAGTTTTTTTACCTTTACTGTGAGACCTTGTATCTTTTCATACTTTGTCATCATTTGTTTTAATCTATCCCTACCTTGTACCTTGACGACACAGAATAAGAAACCTTTAGCATCTATCATGTCTAGCTTATATATCACCCTGCGGTACCTTCATTGAGTGGTTGTGCTGTTAGGAGAATAAACATTTTGTGTTTCCTTTATGCTGAACCAAACAGGCCCCATAGGTTAATATCTAATGAGTAGATGGCCCCTGTGGCTAACAGTAGTAGGGCTGTGTCCTTCAAGAACCAAACGATTGATTGGTTACGTTGCTTGCGCAGCATACCCTTGACGCCAAAGGCATTGAACCTGAACCCTTTGGTCCCGTCATTGAGTGGTTGTGTTGTTACAATTAAAAACATTATGTCAATTCCTCTACTGTTATGGTGCAGAACGCATAGGTTGTTCTACGTTTAAGAATGTTACGTTGTCTAGTCGCACCCTTTAAGGTTGGATAAACAGAGTACGCCGTTGTGAATGGTCTGAAACTGCTGCGCAGGTATCTAGGTGCCTCGGATCGTTGCCAAGTGTGGGTGCAGTCTAGATCAAGGTTACGGGTTCTAATTACATATGCCATGTTACTCTTCCTCTTCTTCCTGTTGTTGTTCCCATAGGGTGTTCAGACTAAGCCACGGGAACATTCTTGTTTCACCCTTGTGCACCCCTGTCATAACGACGCATTCAATCTTGGCACCATAACAGTAGAGGAAT